GAAATCAGGGTGCGTATGGTGGCGTCAGCAGTATCGGAAACAGCCGCAGCCGTACCGTAGGCGGTGTCGTTGGCGAGAAGGTCAGCCTGCGATATGGCATCAATACTCCACCTGACGCCGCCCGCCGTGCCTGCTATCCAATAAAAGGTGACGTATACCGCCCCCAAGTTCCAGTTCTTGGGAAGCGACCATATAAAAGCGGTATATTCGACAGCCGCCGAGTCAAAATCCCATGTCCCGGCGTTAACCTTCTGATTGGTCGACTCGACCTGTCCTTGCGCCGGCCCTCCCGTAGTTGCGGCGACCATTTCGGTTGCGGAGAAGAAACGCGAGCGGGTAAAGTCGCTCCCGGCCACCGTTATATTGGACGTCGCTGCGGGCAGGTTGAAATCGCCCGAACCGTAAATTTCAAGTGCCGTCCCCGCCGCGTTGACCCGCACGTACCTTTCGGCGGTTAATCCCGTAACGTCAATGTTGGTAGCGAGGACTTTTTTGCTCCCCGTGCCGTCGTGGAAATGCCCGCTGGTGGTGTTTTTAAGAAGGTAGTCAAGCGAGGTAGCAACTGCCGAGCTGTCAACGCCCACTTTGGCTTCAAGTGCCTCTACGGCGTCGTTAAGGTCGGTTATTTGGGCGGCCAAGCCATTGCCCCCCGCCGCCACTAGAGTTTGCGTGGCCGTCGGGTTGGTAAAATTATCAAGTGTTGTCGGAAATGTCATTTTAACTCCAATCCATATTTACCCTTGTGTCTTCATAATGCGCCACCGTATAATTTCCCGTTAAGTCAACCGTCGCACTATTTAATTGCACCACCACGTCATTAAGTTTTACCACTCCGCTGAAATTGGCTGGGTTTCCCTGAAATTGAGTGGTGTTCTTGATCGTGTCGGTATAATCCGTCTTGTTTCTGGTTATATCTGTCCATGCTGTTATCATAAAACTAGGAAAAATTTGCCCGTGTCCTTCCCGGTAAACGGTACGTCAGTTGAATAAACAGGAGTATTAACTAAAGTCAGGTCATTGTTATTTGCAGTTTCATCTAATCCTGAATTATTGAGTTTCCAGTAAGCGGCTAAACCGGCCTCATCACCGACAAGTTCTTTAAATTTATTGTTTATTATTTCCGTTCCCGATCTTATATCGTTCCATATCCTCGGATTGTCTATAAGGCCATCAAAATACCAGTAAGGAGTCCCCTGTGTATTATAAGCGCCTATAGCGAAAGATGAAGTATTATCTTCTATCGAAGTATAAGTACCCGCACTGTCAATATTAGTTCCCGCCTCTACAGTTGCGCCGATATAAAATACGGTAGTACCTGCGGAAATATCCAAAGTCACCGCAATATGAGTCCATGTGGCTATAGATATGGTCGTTGTGGATTGCCAGTTCGCATAATTATTATAAGTTCCATCGGCAGAAATGTACAAGCGTAACTTATTAGTTGTATCAATGGAAAACATATAACTTTGTTTATCGTCACCTTCATACCATTTGCCTAAAATACAAAAACTTGTTCCCGCAACAGAAGGCAAACTTTCCAATTTAATATCAGCCTCCAAAGTTATGTCAGCCGTTATGGAAAGACTTGCACTATCCGCCGCATGGGCGTATTGGGAACTGCCCCGTTCAAAATCAAGGGAGTGAGTATTAACCGTCATGTTAAGCCTGTTCTGAGACCGCTACTGCGTGCCAAGCCGTTGCCCCCAAATTATAAATAAAACCGCAATAATGCCATTTTGAAACGGTGGTGGTTACGGGAAGCGTTACCCCGACTTGGGTGGCAAAAGTCCAAGTCAGCGCCCTTGTCGTCCCGTCATCTTTCAACCTAATGATTAGTTTTTGTCCATCTGTCGGAGTACCCGTTACCGTGAATTCGGTTGCCGCCGACATCGCCGATAATTCATACTGGTCCGTAACGTCAACATCAATAACCGCCGAGGCGTCATTTGCGGTCGTAATTACTCTTTGGGTTACCCTTTTATTGGTTAAGGTTTCCGCACCCGCCAACGTAGCTAGAGTCCCCGTGGTCGGCAAAGTGACGTTGCTGTCGCCCGAGGTCGTAAGTGTTAAGGCGTCAGCCCCCGCCAAGGTCAAACTCCCCGAAGCGGGAGTAAATCCCGTGACGGTGGCAGCGTTGCCCGTAATAGACCCCGTTGCCGTGCCTATATTCGGCGTGGTAAAAACGGGCGAACTTACCCGTGCAAATGCGCCCGTACCCGACCCCGTATATTCAGCCGATGTCAGGTGGTAGTATTCCTCATTTGGCACTACCCCCGTTCCCCCTTGGAGCCCGGCCAAGTCCCCGTGGAGCGTGGAAAGGGGGGTAGTAACGTGGGTATTATGCGCAGTCCCGTTATAGGTCACGGTAACTACCCTGCCTGCGGTGCTGGTGACGAAACTTATTACGCCCAATTTATGCAGTATGGTAATCGCGTAGGCGGCGTGGCTTACCGAAAGGTCAATCAACTCGTAATTCCCGCTGGCAGTGGTCGTGCTTATGTCGGGCGAAGCGCCACTTGAAACGACCATTTTCCAGACTGAAAATGCCATGCCCGCAATGTCATCGGTATAGGTGGCGGGAGTGGCGACATGGACTACCGTATCGCTGGTGCGGGATACTATCCGCAGCAGGCCCTTGGTAGTCTTGAGGTATGAGTCGGTCAATGGGGTTCCGCCTACGTCAATCTTGGCAACCGCAAACGGGGTGCCGCCTGACGAGGTTGCGGTACGCAAGGTAGTCGTATCCCCGCCTATCGTCGTCACCATCACTGTCGAACCGCCGACCTCATCCAGCACCGCATAGACGTTTCTGGTAATCGTGGTCGTCCCCGTTGCGTTGTTTACATTTGCCCATGAGGTGAAGTCCCATATCCCTGCGTCAAGGGTAGTCCTCCCGAGTGCTGCATTGTACAGCCACGCACTGAAAGGAATGGGAGTGGAAGAGCTATCGCCCGTCCCGGTAATGGTCTGTTCAGCCGAAGTGGTAGGGCTTTTAGTCAGCGTCAAAAGCGGTATTTCATTTTGCGTACCCGTGGCAATTATGGACGGGGTCGAATTGAAATAATCAATCCCTGCGCCCGCGGATATTGCAGTGCCCGTAGCGTTTATCCACTCAAGGCCGTTGTAACGCAAGGTCTGGTCGACTGCCGGGCTTACCAGCACCACGTCGGCAAGGTCTGCCAGCCGGTTCTTGATTATCGGCCTGATATATATTGCCCCCAAAGTTGCGTGGCTTACCAGGCAGACGCCCACCCGCACCAGAAATTGAGAGGTTGTGGGGGCGGTTTTGGTAAACGCCCCTGCGGTACCGGGGGAAAGGTACAGCGTGTCGCCTACGGTAAAGGCGGAAGTGTCTAAAACTGCCGTTGCGGTACCGTCAATTACCCCCCGCACTAATACGAACCCGTAGCCAGTAGAGGCGATGGTCTGTATTGCTACGCCTATAATAAGCGAAGTCGCTTCTGCGTCAGCCTTGGCGAGCGCAATACTGGGGAAATTCCCGTTGCCGCCAATAGGATAGACCAACTGGCCCTTGGTAATTTGCACGCCGGGGTTGTAACAATAGACTAATTCCTGCTCGCCTATTTGCAAGGTAATGTCCGTGTCTATTTCAGCGTTGAGGCATTTTTTCGTCGCGTTATAGTAGACTTTCCCTTCCGCAAATGCACCGACTGTGGGCGTGAGCCCAAGGTTTAATCCCTGCGCAAATGTCGCCCTCCCGTTTATTACCGACTGCGGGGTTGTCTGGTCGAGGGTAAGGTAAGTAGCCGCCAAAGACCCCAGGCTTAAAGTCAAAGTCCTTGTCCCCCCCATGGTAGCGGTAATCCCGCCCGTTCCGGCGAAAGTCAGGGTTTGCCCGTTGGATACGGTTTGCGCTACTCCGGCATCGCCCGCTACGGTAAATGAAGTCATCCCTGAAGCCCTGCTAATTAATTGCGGCATTTTATCCCTTTCATATTACTACATAAAATATTTTCTGGTTGGCGGCCGACCCTATGACGTAAAGTTTGTTGGCGTCGTCAATCTCAAGGAACAGGGTTTCACCCGCATTTATGGGTATCCCGTCAGTTGCGTCAGTCGTCCCTGCGGTCACGTCGGCATTCCCCACATAAATTACCCCCGTATTTGCTACGGGGGTCGCCATCAATACGCCCCTTATTGCGGGCATTGAGGCGGCGACCAGCTGTTCGGCGACAGTATCAACGTCAAGGTTGGAACCTGTGTCAAAAACCGCGCTGCTAACCCCCGCCGATATTGAGTCGACCAGGAGCCTGCCCGTCACGGGATTGACCCTGAAAGGCAGGGTTAAGGTAGCGTCGGTGCTTGACGCGCCGCCTGAAACCGGCACCCTGTTAGAGTCGCGCTTGAAATCTGTCATATCGCTACCCAGTAAAGTTTATTAGGCCCTGCCCCGTCGGCAATGGCATACAATAAATTGGGGTTGCTTACTTCAATGGTTACCGGCCTGCCCGGCTCAAGGAATACCCCGTCTGTTGCGTCTGCGGTTCCGGGGGTCACCGTTGCGCTCCCGATGTATAAATTGTCGGGATTGGCGGCAAGGGCCTTGACTATAACCCCGAAATAACAGGGGAAATCAACTGCGGTGATTGCCAGGGCGGTTGCGCCTATACCGCTCTTTGCGCCATGGTCAAATGAAGTGGAAGCGGAAGACAGCGTGGCGTCAATTAAGAGGCCATTGGTTGCGGGATTGACCAGTACGTCAACGGGCGTAAGGGCGGCATTATTTGTGACCGCGCCTACAGTGGGCACTCTATTGGCATCTCTAATCATAATAAAAACCCCAATAATGAACCGCTGGGGTTTCTGTCTTAATTATACCACTTTTTGTTTCCGTTCAAATTCCCTGAATGCGCGGGTAAGGGTGCTTTCCCTGTCGTCGAGCCAGCGTTCCCTGTCGGAGAGTTGCTTCTCCTTGAGTTTCTGCTCATCCCCCCTTTGCTTAACGACCCTTTCCCTGTTGCCGATTTCTGCCAAAATCCTGCCCTTATCGGCCTCAAACTTCCTGCTTTTTTCCTTAATGCCGTTCTCAATGCGCACTGCCCCATCGAAGGACTGCTGGCGCAATTTCCTCAGTCTTTTAGCCTCATTCCATTCTTTTTCGGTGGCAGATTTAATTTCATTAATTCTGCCCATTTCCTCTTTAATAAATTGGTTGTTTTTTTTGGTTTCTTCATAATCCTGCCTGATTATTTTTTGGAAGTTTTTAAGGTCGGACTCATCGTAAAGCAACTGGCCCTCGAATTGCTTCAGTTTCTTCTCAAGGGCATTGGCTGACTCCATTTTGGCGTTGGCGGTGGCCTCCATTAATTTGACTTCCGATGCCTTTTTTGCCACATGGGCGTCTATGTCACTTATCTGCTCCTGGCGGTACTTATTGAGTTCCTGCTTGACCCGCTCGATCTGGCCCTTAATGTCGTCGACCGTTTTCTTGAGCTGGTTAACTTGCCACTGGTATTGCCCCGACCGTGCCAGCTGGGCGGTAATTTGTAGCGTCAACATCCTTTTCTGGTCACGCAGGTACTTTATGTCGCTGTTAAACTGCTCTTTGGCCTTGGAAATGAAGCGGGCGAGGAAGTTGGCCCTTTTCTGCAGTTTATTTACCTCTAAAAATGAGGACGCCTGGCTGGCGTCAGGATTTATCTGCGGGCTTATCAGTTCCCTGTCTTGCTGGATCTGTTCCAGCAGCTTGTCCGTCGGGTTGTTTTGGCTGTTCATCCTGTTTTGGCGGCTGGGGAATCACCGTTACCACGCCGTCGTCAATATTATAATCCACCTGGTTTGCCATCGGGTCTATGGACTTGCCCCTGCAAAACTGCATAATGAAGGCATCAATAGACAGCTTGACCGACTCTGCCAGTATCTGGTGCTCAAGCAAAATCCTGTTCCTCGGTATTAAGAAATTAAGGTCTTGCTTGGACAGGTAATACTTCTTCGGCTCGCCGATTATCGGTAAGTTTTTCATCAGAATTTCTTGATCTTGTTAATTAACTGGTCGACGGTTTCACGCCCCGTGATGTCGATTCCCATGTCGAAGGCGGCCTTAAGCAGCTCGGCTTTGGTGGGCTTGGGCTTGCCGGGGTCGAACAACGAGGTCTTCGGCTCTTCGGCGGGTTTCGGCGCAGTAGGAACTAGCGTAGTCTTGGGCGGCATGGGTGCGGGTGGCGGGGTATTGGCCGCCGTCAGCGCTTCCTCTTTGCCTGCGGCCTTCATGATCTGCTCAAGCCCCGGGCCTTCGGGCTTAAGCACGCCCAGCGTCGGGTCGACTACTTTCCCTATGTCAATGGTTCTTTCCTGCGGGTTGGCCTGCTCGACCATTTGGGCGACCTTCTCGCCCTCGTTTACCGGCCCTTCAGTCAGGTAATACTGCTGGACGCCCAATAAAATCTGCGCAAGGAGCTTCGGCCTTTCGACGGGCGACTGGACTAGCCCCCGTTTCTTTTCGGTTTCCTCCCGCTTCATCAGTATGTGGTTGGCAAGGTGCTTGGCGAAATGCTTGGCGAGGAAGCGCGGCATGATGCGGGTTTCACCCGGCTTTATGCGGTGCGGCTGCTTGCCCCACCTGACCTCAAAATATTCTTTGTGATTCCAACCCAATTCAGTATCAATGTCGTCACAGTTGACGTCGGGATTGTGGACGATGAGGAAATCGAGTTCGTGTTCGGCTGGGGCCGGCTGGCTTGGCGGAATATTTGCTTGGGGTGTCGCTGATTGCATAAGTTCTTTTAGAACGCTTTTGTATTATGCTAGTTTATAATTTTATTATTGTCAAGCGGCGGTTATGTCCCCGTCGTCGGAAAGCGGTATGAACCCGCAGTAAAACTTCATCGTCCCCGATGTCGGGTCATCGTCGGTAGTATAGACATATTCGATATGGGTTACAATTCCGCCCGTTTTCTGTACGACAATAAATGGTGTGAATAAGTTTGTTTGCAGGGTGGTCGGCTCGTACATCGAGGCGGCGTCGGAGGTTTTGTACGTTGCCACGGCAGTAATCAGACCGCTCTTGAAAATCATAGCCCCCGGCGAAATACCGCCTATGCTTAATGTCGTTGCTTTTGTCAGGATAATATCGCTTGCGGTATGGTCGTTTAGCCTCCAATGGGCGTCGGTATGACCCGCCCCTAGTTGGGTAATGACTATCCCGTATAGGGCAAGGACTTCGACCACTCCCGTGACATTAAAAATAGGGGTTGCGACGGTCGCGTCGTCACCCGTAAAAGTAAGGGATTTTGTTACCATGAGGCCGTTTTGGGTAATCGGTACCCTGTTGGCGTCACGGTTAAAAGCAGAGGCGTTTGAAGGCATATAAATATTATACCACAGTTTTTAATCCCTTATTCCAGCCCCCTCCCTAAAAAGGAGCTGGATAAGAAATCAATTTTCTTTAAGCGCCGTCATTCACAACAAGTTCGTCACCACCACCATAACAACCAGTCACGCCGACCGTCTCATTGGCGGCTGGAAGTGTAATTTTGCCAGTTGAGTTAGCTACAGTTGTAGTGGTTTCATCGTTAAATCCGCAATCATTGATAATACCGCTACCCACTGCCCCGATATTTATAAAGGTCGTAGCTGCACAAAAAGTACAACCATCTATCGTCCAATCATGGCCTGAACCCGCTGGAATATTGATATGCAAAGTGCACGCGGCGGCATTGATTGTCTTGAAATCGCAATATTCAATCGTATGTCCGCTGGAAGGAAGCAAATCGGCTTTAAGATTTACCCCTCTTAAGCAATACTGAAAAGTGCAATTGCTTATCATCCCCCCGTACCCGCCATCAACCCAAACCCCATAATACGTATCACTGCCGTTTTTAATCATGCAGTTGACCATCGTAAACCCAACTGAACCGGCTTCTGCGGCATATCCTGTTTCACCAGTAAACCAAATGCCGTAAGTCCCGCTGTTTCTGGTACAGTTGAATTGAAGGTTCTCCAAATGAACTCCTGGGGCGTGAACTTTAAGAAGCGGACTTGCGGTTGCCGCTGCCGCATTCTTAATCTTCGGCCCTGCGTAAGGCAATCTACTTCCGCTTGAGTTGACACCGATTAATTTTAGATCACGCTTTGCGTAAGGAATATCTAAATCCTCCGCATATTGTTTCGGATCGGAAGCATCTGTATCATAACCCAATGCGTTGATATAAATGGTATCACCCGCGCTTGCGGAATTGATAGCTTTCTGGATTGTTTTATAGGGGTCATCATAACCGCCTGAATTGGTATCCAGGCCATCATTCCCGTCAACATACCAGACATCAGTTCCAAAATAACCATCAAAGGAACCAACTCCCACGCAATCCTGTGAAGTGATTTTAGCCCCGTATTTAAGAGCTGGAATAAAATTTCTCAATTTCATAATATATTCACCCCCTCCTACGCAAAAACCCCGCAAAGGGGGTTTCAGCGTTTAGTTTATAAGCTAAACTACCCTTTGTATTTTTCCCTCCTGAATCAGCCTTGCGGCCTCCTCGTCAACGGCGGTAGTTAAATATTAGTCAATTTCCAAAAATACCGGGTGGGCATAATTCTGCACCCCCGCTATATGATAAGACCGTCCTACTCTCGGATTAACAACGTAATCCGCTTCTACGATTATCTGTATTGCCCCTGCAACAGAGTCATCCTGTTCTACTCCTGAACCTGCGGCGACTGTACTGTCTGAAAATACTGCGGCAATTCCTCTGGTCTGTAGCCAGCAGAAATCCCCTGCGGCTGTCACCGCGACCAGCGGCACGCCAGTTGGTCTGAGCGTTGCCGTTGCCGTATGCAAAACCCTGTTCCAAGGACTGGCAACAATGTCAATTCTTGAAGTGGTGTCAAGCGCCACGGCGATTGGTTCATTCAAATAGACAGTGCTTGCGGCCCCACTGACAAGTGCGGCCAAATTAGCAATCCTGTAAGTCTGTCCGATACCCGTACCATAAGTTACGCAAACATAACCCCCGTCATAATATCCTGCGGTGGTCGTGGTTGCGGCGTTGGTAAAGGTAATTTTCGTTGCCCCCTTTGCCCCCGTCAAGACAGCCATGTTGGTTAGCAAGACATTTCCGGTAGGCTCTGTCGTCAGGTAACCTGCGGCGAGTGCCTCTCCCGCAACGGCGTATCTGAAAACCCTGCCGTCGTCGGCCATGACAAGTTCACCAATAAGGTGAGTTGCCCCTTCCTCCGTGCGGATATTATAGGGGTCAAAATCCATAACCTGTGCTACTCCTCCTAGTTTCATAATATATTCACCCCCTCCTTTTTAAGTTTTATAGAGTCGTCTAGCGACTTTAGGCCGTGGTAACGCCGGTCAGTTGACCATGGCGTCTTGGTTGCCACGATACCAAATTACCCAAAATAATGACGTCCGCAATGCCCGAGAATTGGTTGGTCGGTGCTTTGAAGCCTGACCAGTTGAATCCTGTGTAATCGGACATGGGCGACTCGGCGTAAAGACCTTCCACCGTGGAACTGCCGAGGGAAACCTTGTTATAACCGAACATCCCCTTGGCGTCCCAGCCGTACCAGTCGAGCCAGTTTTCATTGAGCATGAAAACCCTCTGCGCGGTACATTTTTCATCCCGTACCCACGGAATACCTTTGTAGGTAACTGCGACAAATCCCTGCGTGCCTTTCAGGCCTTCCTGTGAACCTTGCCTGACTGCGCCTCCCCTTCGGCCCACCTCGTAGTAACCGAACATGGTGTACTGTTCCTGAACCAGCGGAGTCAATAATGTTTCGTATAAATCCCAAACCGTTTCGTTGGAAACGATCAGGGTCGGTGTTGACATACCCGTACCACTGGAAATGGCGCTGTAAAGCGTCGCCAGCTTGAGCAGGGTCAGCGAGCCGCCTGAGGCGGTTCTTGTCCCTACGAATACCGGGTAGGTTGTGCGGCTTAATCCCCCGAATGTCGGGACTAACGTGCCGTCGTCAACCACTGCGTCGACACCGAGCGGGTCTTTATTGCCATTCCCTGAACCGTCACCGTAAATTGCTGTTCCCAATCCGTCAATCATTTCCTGTTGGCTTTCCTCAAGTGCCTCCTGAACCAGATCAGTTACCTGTGTTTCTGACACGGCATTGGCGACCGCTTCCATACCTGATACACCAATCGGAATGCGGTAACCCCTCATGTCAAAAGAGGCTCTGACTTTGGTTGTGAGTTGTGTTGCGGTGAATGTATCCATGCCTGAGAATGAACCGGCGGTACCGCTATTCTGGTACTTGATTGCCCGTTTGATAGACTCGCCTTTTCCCTGTTTGGCGTTGGACATCAACCGATAGAGAAGGATATTCGAACCTAAAGTATTATCGACAACCTTGGGAAGTAACGCGTCCTGCGTTAATGACAAAACTCTCTCTGAAAAAATCATATATTATTCACCCCCTTCCTTCCACTAAAAAAGCCCGTCTGTAAGACGAGCCTCTGTGGACTGCTGGTACTATTGTTTCAAATAGGGAAAATGTTTGTCAAGACTTCGGGGAAATTATAATATTATCAATCTTCGCCTAAATACTCTCGGCGGAGTTGGTCGGCGCTCTTGAGGTGAATATCTTTATAAGAGGGTTTGGTTTCGCTCGACCCTGACTTGTTCACTCCAGCGATGGGTGCATTTTGGGAGTAGGTTGGCGCACTATTGGTGCGGATCAGCTTGCCCGCCTTGGTGTCATACTTATACCCTTGCTTGCTCAGGGTTTCCCGCAGTTCGGCCAGCTTGGTCAGGTTGGTGCTTTCGTAATGCACGCCCAGCCCGAACAATTCACGCCTTGCCGCCCTGCCGGGGTCGTCCTCATTGTTGGCATCGACGACCTTGGGTATTTTGCCTGAAGTTTCCAGTTCTCCCAGTTGCTTGTCGAACTCGTCATTGATTGCCTTTTGCTTGTCTGCCTCCGCCTGTTTGGCGTCGACTTCCGCCTGTTCCTTTTCCTGCAGTTTCCGTTCGACTACATCTTCGGCAATTTCCTCGCTTTTCTTGGGTATGTCCGACCATTTATTGGGTTTCCACTCATCCTCGTCGGTCTTAGGCGGTTCAGCGGGCTTGGTAGCGGCGGTTACCTGTTCCTCGACGCTATCAATACGCTCGGTGATCTCATTGAGAGTAGTGTTTAACTTATCAATCGTGGCGTTAATACCCGATAAGTCGGGTGCGGGTGGGGTAATGACAGGCGCGGTTGAAGGTTCGGGCATATTTATAATATTGTAAGTCCCAATTTCCCTACTGTCAAGATGCCCGTTTCTTCATAGCCTCAAACTTCATCTGCCTGACGGACTTACCCTTATGCTTGGCGGCCATCTTCTGGAAGATTGCCCCGGCGACCTTTGCCCCTTTTTCCTTCGAGCCGTATTCCTTGGCGGCGCTTGAGGCAATCTTGTTAAATCCACCTGTCTTGAAGGTACGGCCCAACCTTTTGACCTGCGCCATGCCCTTCTTCCCTGCTGGTTTCATATGCGGTAATTTAGCCACTCTTGCTCCTTTCTTTCATTTTGGCTATGTAATCTTTTTTAACGGGGATTTTAGCGCCTGACTTGCGGGCAACTGACAAGGCGATGGCAATATTCTGTTTATGGGAGCGTTGCTTGCCCGCCTTGGTTTGCGAGTGTTCGAGTTCTGATATATTCTTGCCTATGTTTTTCTTACCCGGAAGTAATGGCATATTGAAATTATAACATAATTATTAAATGGGCGATGTCAATGCCGGTGGTTGCGCAGGCAACGGGGATTGTGGCGTATTTTGCGGATTAGAAAGTTTCTGGCGCATTAACCCGATGAAAGATTTTATCCTCTCCTGTACGGTCGGGTCTTGGGCGGGGAACTCGGGCGAGTTGACGAACCCGCGTATAGTATTGACATAGTCGGTACTTAACTGTTCGGGCGGCTGGACATCCTCACCGCCCATTAAGCGCTGGATATCAACCTGCGCCTGCTCGACGTCCGATCCCCCCGCGCCTCCCTGGACGGGCATGTCTATACCAAGTTCCTTGAAATAGGCGGGGAAGTCGTTAGTCGAGAAAAGTATCAGCCGTTTAGTGCGTTCCTTCGGGTTGGAAAGGTCAAGGTCTTCCGCCAGCGAGAACGGGTCAATGCCCTTACGGCTGGCCAGTTGCAGGGCTATGGCGCGCCGCTCGCTCTTGTCGACCGAACTCGCTTTGACATTAACGGCTATACCATCGTCGATCTTGTCCCTGCTTAACTCCAACTGCACCGCCTCGCCGTCAGGCCCGACATCTCGCACGTAATGGGCCTTGTCATAGTTTAGCTTAATCATCTGCACTGCCCAGTTCGCCATTTCATATACTACCCTCTCGACGCAAATGCTCACTATGTCATCGGAAATCGAGAGGTCGCCCTCCCTCGTAATCTGCTTGGAAATTCCGCTCTCCTGCGCAATCCTCTCGCCTCTCGTTGTGGAATGGGTCGAGAACTTGCTGTCGATCTGCGAACGGGTGCTCGTCAATTCCTGTGAGAGAACCATTGACGGGGGCGAGGCAGGAATGACCGAAATCGCCTGTCTTATATCATCAGCGTCCTTTAACCAGATATTCTCGTCGGGGTCGTTGGTAACGCGCCTTGCCTCCTCCTTGGTAATGAACTTGCCTGAAAAACCTATCTTCGGGACTGCCCTTGCCGATATTTCGGCAATTTGCCTGCCGACCTTATTGGCGAACTTTTGCAGCGGAATTGCCTGTTCGACCGGCGTGGTGTCCTCATAGGGGTCTTTACCCAAATTGGTGTGCGAGAATAAAATATAAGGCTTGCGGGGAAATGGCAGGTGGTTATGGAAAAGAGTTTCAGTTTTGTTAAATCCCGTTGTTTCGTCGATCCTGTCAGTAGTTTTCTCGTAACCCGTATAATCCCAGTAAGGGTCTTTACCTTTGTCAAGGATTAGGTTCTGGTATTTATGGCAGACTATTTCCTGTTTCTTGCCTTGCGCGTCCCACCAGCTCATCCAAATCTCTTTGTACTTATACTTGCGCATCAACTGTCGGGAAGTGCCGCGCGTTATACCGACGGCGGCGTAAAGTTCGTCCTTCTTGCCAGGAAACTTGGCGGCGATGACGGCGAGGGGTTCTTCAATAACTTCGGAAATGAAATCCATATTATCGGCGGTAAAACCGTCCTCGGGGATGGTAGCGGTATGGTCGAGGATCATCCTGTCGGGGCGGACTGTGACGTACTCGTAGTCGTCCTTTTCCTTGTTCCAGACGCATTTCAGTATCCCGATGAAGTCAAGGTGGTTATGGCGCAGGCCGTTTTTAATGAGGCGCTTGATGGTGTCAGTCTTAAATCTTATATCCAAACCGCGCTGCAATGTTTTAGTGGCCTCTTTTTTCTTGACATCGTTAACATCAGCGGGGGTGAGGATAATATCGGGCATCCGGGACGCAGCTAAGGCAATCCTTGTTTCGGTGTCCTGCCAAATAAGGTTATCTTTATACGGCACCTGCCAGTTCTCGAACGCACCCTCGTCAAATTGCTTGCCAATCCAGAAGTTATTGTTGGTTTTTACGCGTTCGGGGAGCTTGAGGACGTTCTTGGTGTACTGCTGGGCTTCCGCCTCCTTGCGGTTAATGACGGCGACTAGGTCGTTATCGTCGATGTCAACCGACGGCAGTACTTCAACGGTGGGTTGCTCTATCCGTTCTTCGTCAGGCGTAGGGTATGTCGGTAAATTTTCGTCCATATTTAAGCACTCAAAAAGTACTTGGTTTTGCACGGCAGGGCCTTCTTATAACCGTTGGCATATGACTCAACCTGCCCGTGGCATTGTATGACTATCGGCGTTTGCCGGGGTGCGCCCTCATTGTCCCCTGCCATTACTATCTTGACCGCCGAATAATATTCAAATACTACCTTGCCGCAAACCGTGCAATGAAATGCCTTTAATGAATTATTGCTTGTCCCATCCAGCCATACGCTGATAGCCCCTTTTTCACCTGTTATAGCGGCGGGTTGCAACATATTTATATTATACTACTTTCCAAATTCGGCGTTATGACCCCTTTTAAATTGTTTATCTTTAAACGCTGTCCAGAAGTCGGGTGACGGAATACGCCCCTGCTCATTTACCACGACGGGACTGCGCAAATTTTGGGCAAGAGCTGGCTTGACTATCCCGCTTTCGGTTACCAATCCCCTATGGGTTAACAGGCCCAGCGAGATAGCATCGTAACTATGGTCATCACCCCTCGTGTCCAAATCCTCGGGATTATTCTTGTCATAAATAAGTTCGGGTAATGTCCTTACCGCTTCGACACAGGACGGGTGGAATTGTAAATAAGGTAATTTATCGGGGGCTTTTGACAAATACTGGTGCATTATAGCCAGCCTATTACGGCGTGACTGTTTTGACGGAGCGCCACCATAAACGATTGGTATGTTAAGGTTGTTGCGGAAGGTCGTTTCTATCGTTTCCCGTCCCTGTATTTTGTAGAAACAATCATGGGGCAGGACAATATATTCGGTGTTTTCGATTAACGTATACATCGAGATTTCCTGCGCCCATTCTTCGGGCGTGAGCTGGTTCTTGTATATTTCACGGTAGCAATAGACCCGCAAGTCGGGCGTAAATGCCAACCAATATGCACAGCCCGGGGCGTTGTAACCCCAGTCAAAGCAGACTATCTTCTGGCAGTCGTCGAGAGAATATAAAAACTTGTCGGTGACGTGCAAATCCCTATTCCACTCGAAGAAAACCTGACCGACGAATATGTCCCAATTGCCCTCTAAGAGTGCCTTACGCTTCAAAGGGTCGGATAACGCCTCCAATTGCCTTACGTAATCAGGGTCGATATATTTATTATCACTGTATAACGCCTGAATAAAGAAAAACCTATCGTTTTCTATATCAAGGTTTTGCGAGTCGAACTGTATCCATTTGTTTTTAACCCAACCGTGGCCTATTTCACCCGGGTTTGTAGCGGCGGCAAATTTTACATCGGGAATACCTGTGTATCTCATTCTTGTTCGCAAGGCTTCAAAAGTATCGAGTTTATTCTTGGTCAATTCTTCCACTAATATCGCGGCGAACTCAACCGAGCTATATTTAGAGGGGTCGTCAAGGTTACGGAGCATGATAATAAACCCGCCGTATTCCTTATAAGTAATAAACGCAAATCCCTCGGCTTTGGTTTCTTTTATCTGACCGAGCCACGGAGGAAATTCCCTTTTAATCTTGATTATCTGCCTATCGCGGAGTGTCGGATAATCTTCACTGAATAATCCGAGCGGAACACCCACCATATTATATTTCGAGGAATAATAAAATCCCAACCCTAATGCGGCCCAGCGCAAAAAATAACTTTTGCCCCCGCCAGCGGCGCCTCCGAAAAGCAAATACTTACACTTAGGATTGAATAACAGGGTTTCGTAGGCTTTTAACTGTTTAGATTGGAATTTAGCGAGTTCGGTAAAATTGACATCTTTGTAAATCACGGTTTATTTAATATAACTCTAATCGGAAGCGTACTCATGGGTTTATCATCGCTGGTAACATCGAAAGTATCCCGCCACTTAAAGCGGTTTTTCATATTGAATATCCAAGCGGTGGTGTTATACCTTTTTGTTTCAATTTCCTTGTGGGTTTCGGCGTCAATGAATTTAATCGGCAATCCTAAAGTCATCCTGACGCCTATCCTCTCCCAAAATAAGCGACATTTTTCTACTCCCTTTTTTTTGGCGTCGGAGAAGGGTTGATAAAATGTATTGCCCTCACCCGCTAATTTAATCCAGTTATATAACGTATCTTGGTCGACATCAATCAAACCAGCAAAGGACTCGAAGGATAATCCGTTCGCCATGTGGTGAATTAGAAGGTCGCAATACTCTGGTTTATATTTTGAGGCGTTATGGTTTTGCGGTTCGGGCATAGGCTTGAGATTTTATAATCTTCTTAAAGGCGGTTTTATCGCTCCCTGAATATTGTACCATATCACGCTGGCGCTGTTTAATGAGCGCCTTATCACGTTTCAGTTTGGCTGACGCCTGGGCGAGCCTTGGCAGGCCCTCCTTAATCAATTCCTTTTCGCTGAAATAATCTCCGACCTTATCGGGGTATAACTTGGCAAATTCCTTATTAAATACAAGTTTCCTGCGGTGCCTGTCGTAAACATGCGGCTGGACAAAATCGGGGGCATATTTTTCCTGCTGGCGCCGTATGCGGAAAGAGTTGCGGGTCAGTATGCCGTCTATTTTCGGGCCTGACCCTAAACGGGCGCAATTATTACAGACCTCGGTTTTTTTACCGTTTTTATCAAAAAATACTTTAATATGAAAACTGTTTTGACCGCAACCTTTACAAATCATTTTAATTAATTGTTTTTTTATCCTTCCATTTAGGAAATCCCAAATAGGGCAAGTCAAAACCTTTTAAGCCGTGTACCATAATGTAACCCATTGGCACGCGGTAACACTCACCGCTGGGTAAATGGATAACCTTTTTATACTCGCCTTTATTAACTATAATTTCATGCAGATAATCGTAAGTAACCTTGTCAACCTCAAGTTCATGGAAAAGTTCCCTGCATGAACAGGCCAAACGTATTTTCATAACTCCAGCTTAAGCACCGCCTCGTTGAGCGAGTTGAAATGATGGAGTGACTTGCTGTTATAGACCATATACTTATGCCTATTGGTCCACGTTACGCCGCCATGACCCCGTTTTATTATGCGGTATCCGGCGTCCTCTAATTTCTTTCGTGCCAGTTCAATTTTCATTTGGCAAATACTCCTTTAATTTATCTGAAAATCCCTTGTTTTTTTCGGCTTCCCGTTCTGCCCTCGTGATTGCCTTAATAGGGCCTCCCTCAGTATTTGATTTTCCAGCAAGGCGGCTGTGTATTTTTTCAGCAATTCCCTGCTTAATTTCGAGTAATCGTTGTTTAGGCGCATAGTGCGCGATAATAAAGCCTGTTGCAACAAGAACAACACTATAAACACCACCGATAATAAAGACTGCAATAAATTCTCCCACATTTAGATTTGTTTAATCCTCTTATGGCTGTCTATAAAAGACCATGTCAAGGCAAAGCGCTTCATGCAGACAGGACAGGTAAATAAAGTGTCCCGGGGTTTAGTAATTTCAACCGAACTGTGCCCGCAGGGTAATTTAACAATCGTCCGCTTGGGCGGGTGTTCTCGCTCATTTAATATTTTTTTAATGTCGCCCTTTTGGTAGATTTTCATATTTCCTTTCTTAATCTTTATTAGCCAAACCTATTAAAACTTCATAAATAATACTTCCTATAAACCATCCCCAACTAAATGTTGTTTGATTAAAAACTATTAATAAAAGATAAAAGATCATTTTTTATTCCTTCTCCTTTTTCTGTATGAGTTCTAAAATATCCTTAATTTTAGGATCATTTGCTCCATAGAATTTATGTTCTATTTCTTCTCTAATCTCTTTGAGTAGAGAGAGGCGGGAGGAATCCACATACTTTTTAGGGACACAATATTTATGAATAAAGTTTTTTATTCCTTTTGGCGTTGGCGTTAATCCGAAATGCCATTTATAAATATCATCTTGAACCATACCAAATTTCTTATGGAGTTTTCTCCATAGGTCAATCCAAATTTTTTCTGGTATCTCCCAATCTTTTTTATTTGTTTCCATATTTCTGTTTAACCCTTCTCAGATATTGCCAAAACTCTTATTTGCTATTCTTCTCTTTAATTTGCTTGAATAATAAAATGCTGGTATTTACCCATTTAAAAAAATCAATAGCCCGATCGTCTGGTATTCCATAGTCCTGCATAAGTAATGCATAGACCGTTGCTAATTCTTTGTCCATTCTCTTTTTCATATATGTGTTTGGGTATTAGAGTTTAGGGCTAAACCTCTTTTTTTTGCTTCCTTTTCCATATACTTAACATGGGCTATTGCTTGTCTTAATAATTCTTCGTTATGACTATTTTCGGATTCAACAGCATCCTCGGCATAATCACTATTACCCATATAAGTTTCAGGCCCAGGATAACTTTCAACGAACCTTTTTACATAGACTATTCTATTGAGTAAATGTTGATTTGATATTTGTGTTATTTTCATATTTCTATATCCTCTTATTGCCTAATTAAACTTTTGCCAAACCTTCTTATTGTTAAACTTTACTTTTGAATCCCCTTTAATTTTCTTCGTAATTCGTTTTCTTTTAATCCCAGTTCCTTCATTCGTTCTAAACCTACAGGTGTCAAAGCATCAAAATTACCAGTATGTGACCTTAAAAGCTGTGTTAATTCCTGATAGCCTGTAAACTTCCAAATCCACCAATTTATTAAATGTTTTAACTTCATACTTTTATAATCTGTCCTGCTACCCGGTTATTGCCGTACCTTATTTTTGTTTTACTTTCGAAAAGCTCTGGTAAGTAATTGTTACAGTTTCCCATTCCTTAAAATCAGATGGCATTACAAAAGCAACGATTGAATTTCCCAAATAGTTTTTGAAAGTTGTTACTCCTTTTGTTATCGGGTCGTTATTTAAACTGAAATATTTTAAATTTTTCTTTTTCATATTATCTCTATAATTCTTACTGCTACCCAACTTATTTAATCTCACCCTTTCAAACAAAATTAAATTCTAATCGCTGTTTGTATGCCTCGGCCATTAGGAACGGGTCGGCGCTTTTTACTTTGGTATGCGCCCGTAAGTTCAATTCATCAAATCCCTTTTGACCGAGTTGTTTAATCTTGAACTCGCGGTAACCTTCCCTATCTTCTTTCTCCCAATACATGTGACAAGCCCCACATAAACAGTCACAATTATTTTCGTCCCAGCGGACACTAATCATACGTCGGCCGAAGAAATGGGAATTTTGGGGACGAGAGGGCTGGGAATGACAACGCTGACAAGTTTTCTTGTCCCGTTGGATAATATACCGTGAAAAATATTTATCGGCCTCCCTGACCCATTTACGCCGGTCGGTTAATCTGGTTTTCATGGTTCGCTCCCCGCGTATAATTTTTCTTTAGAATCGTAATAGCGTTTTGGCAAATTGTCTTCAAGAAAACAAAGCGAAAGCCAAAGCAAATATTTCTTGTTAGACGATGTTAAGGATTCATTAATGACGGATACTCCATCTTTTATAACAACAGACGTTTTTTTTGCCCGGGGCAAGCTAATAATCCTCTTTTCCATGCGTCTAAATATCGACACGGGGTCTTTCCGTTTCGTTATTCCCCCGCCCGCGCCATATCTCATTTTGAAAAGAGGCGATTTTTTATTCGGCAGGGTAACGGTAATTTTCCGCATTTTATAAAAGTTATAAGTTCCCTAACTTTTTGATCTGGACTACAATGGCGGCGATCTCGTCGAGCGTATAAATTCTTATCTGTTTTTCGCCGAACACCTCGTTGTGCCGGAAAAACAACCGTTGCCCGGGCGGGTTGACTTTCTTTTCCCGCTCGAGTTTGTTGTAATGCGGGCGCGAGAACGGAAGTCCCGCTTTTTTGAGCGTTTCAAGAAGATAAGACATCGTATAATATATTTTCATTTTAGTTCCCTAAAATCTGGCGGGAAAGAATAAATCAATACCGCTTTCCTAAGATCGGGCATTTCAAGTTTCCTCAATCTGCCGTCCCAAAGTCCAACAAGTACCAAAATAAGAGCTTTCCAAGATTGGCGCCCTCTGCACTGAATACCACTGTTCGCCCCCATTGGCGGGGGCGACGGGACTCGAACCCGCAATCAACCATTTTTGATAGTGATGATATTGGACACCCAACCCGCCTCACTCTTGCGAGAGCCAAAGAAATCTTTGATTATTACATTTCACCGGCTACCCCTTACGGGGCTTCAACGTTGCACTAACCGTGCATAGCGGTTTATTATGCGACACCAGATTTTAAGGAGCTAATCCAAACAACTGGGCGATTTAAGTTCAGGCAACGCCTTCGCCCGCCCGTTATTAAAGCATTTTAAGCAAACTAAGGGCCGCCCCGGTTGCGGCTTATAATTAGAATAAGGATAAATTTTAAGTTGTATTTCCCCACAAATCGGGCAGTTGACTCTCGTAATTGGTTGCGGTTGAAATTTAGTTTTATTTATTCGTTTTTTCATTTTAACACCTCATTGATTAAGGCCGCGCCACCCTCGCACTGGCAGAGTTGGTTTGATTTATATTTAATAATCCATTTACTACAGATCGGGCAAGGTACTATTATAGGTCGATCTGGTTTGACCGCTAGTTTATGGTCATTGATTTCTTTTTCAGTATCGGCCACCCCTAATCCCCTAACCGTATCAATAAGCGCCATCACCTCTTTTTTCGGTTTTTCTCTGATGATAGGTAAGAGGCGGAATAATTTATAAGCCGACAAATCTTCCAATTCCGCTTCGCTTATCTGCATTTTTTCGACATAAAATTCATAAACACGGATATAAAAATATACCCTCGGCTGTGTCAGGTTAATTTCAGGCGCACTCGTAAATTGCCTAAACGTATCAAAACCCCCGTCGCCGATATATTTATACAGTTTATCATCCCTGATAGTTTTCAGTATCTTGCCAATGGTAAAAAATAATCTTTTCTCGTGTTGTAGGGCTTTAGCAAGCTCCTGATATAAACCAAAGGACAATTCTTGCTTTTCTTCCATATTATAATCTTATAAAACATGGGCAGGAATGTCAATCAGATTTGTATATCGTCAGGGTTGATATCCTCGTTACCCTTTTTGGGCTTCTTGGAGACCTCGCCCATATACTCGTCGTAGCTTTCCAGCAATTTATTTTCCCTTACTTCCATAAGTTTGGTCAGGGTGTTGGTGTTTTTATCCAGTTCGATTTTTATTTTCTTGTACTCGTCGGCGGTCAGGGTTTCATCTTTTGAAACGGTGTATTCCGTGTCCAGACCTTGCCCCGATTTAATCACTAGCCAGCTTATTTGCCTGAAATCCTTTTTGCTCGCCCGTGAAATCTGTTGGATTGCGAAAAAAACACTGGGCTTAACATTTAAAAGCCCGTCCTGTTCGTTCAGGTTGACCCAATAATTGTATTCCGTCCGTTTTTGTTCACCCGCTTGGCAGTAATGGCACTCATCACCCTTGCAGGCTACGGATTTTTTGACCTCATTTATAAAATGGAAATTGAGTTTATACAAATGGGAAAGTAGAACTAACTTGTTTTCTGGTTCGTACTTTAAGAACAGGCTTTCCTGTTTTTCGGTTTGTTCGTCTTGTACTAACGGCATTATTTTTCACCTCCTTTTCAATCAGTAATTTTTTATTGTACTTGAAGAATTTGTCGAGTTTATCAATGAAAGTTTTGAAAACTTCGAGATATTTTTTCTCAAATTCCTCGTTAACCTTTTTTTTAACCATGGAATTGATTTGCCTTTTTGTGTAATCGTTGGCAAATAATTCGAAAATGATTGCCCTAATCATGTTTTTTTCCTTTTTCTGTCTGGTCGGTAATAATGGGGCAGGGAAGTTTCAAGGCAAAACTCCGAGCAGAAAAATAAAAACCTGAACCAGACCATTTTGTTTAAATCCATAAGCGGCCTCCCGTTGGGACAGTGTGAAAAATTACATCGGCCGTAGAGAATTATCCTCTGCCGATTTTTTTTCCCCGTCCTGAAATTTATCCTGTAAATTTTTAACCCAATTGGCGTTTTTCGCCTTATCCCGCAAATCTTCGTACTCTTTTTTTATCGTTTCAGTACGGCGGTGTACCTCAAATTCAATCACATCTTCTATCGCCTTTTGCAAATTGAGCGAGGCGTTTTCCAAAACCTCGTAAACCGACCTTGGTGCGGTCGGGGTTATCGGCAGGGCGATATGAGGAATTTCCTGTTTTATTTCCGTTTCCTCTTTGGAGGGTTCGATTGTTTTCTGCGTTACCCAAATTTTCGTGGCGGCGTCCATATAGGTCTGGAATTTCTTACCCTTGACCTCATTATGGACATATTTCATAACCTTTCGGTAGGATTGATACGCCACGCCGGCCTTTATTGGCGGATTAATTTTTTCTCCGATTTCTTTCCAGTCGGCCCCGAGGTTCCTTAAATCATAAATCTGGACTATCTGGTCGGAACTGAGCATTAATCGTTTCATAAACTGTCACCCCCTTTCAGTAATTCCTCTAACTTGTATTTTTCAATCATTATTTTATCCTCATCCTTGACCTTTTTTTCGTCAATATGTTTTATAGCTCGGTTAACATCAAGTAATTCCTGATGAAAATTCGCCTCCCAAGTTTCTTGGTCTTTGATACCAGTTATTTTCGTCAAATATAAACTCCGACCCGCTTTCCAATTGGGCTCGTATTTCCGCTTTTTAGGATTAAACAGGATGTCCGGCTCACGGGGAGGTGTTATATTCTCTTTAATATAATGAGTAATCATTCTGGTGTCATTAAGGAACGCCTCCGATAAGACCACGGTGCGGTATACTGGCAATTCCTGTAGGCACAAATCGTCTTTACTGATATAAAAAATGTTGGCGTGGTGAGCGTCGGGGCGACCCATTAAATAAGCGTAAGTTTGTAATTTGTGGTGGTCGTAACCGAGGAAATGGTCATCCTTATCCCTGTTTTTATGCGACCAAAAAGCCATTGAGTTTATCGACTTCGCCTCAATGATGATTTTTTCTTTAATTCCGAGCGGGTAAGTTTTTTCCAGACCGTCGATTAATTTCATTGAGTAAGACTCGATAACCTCATCATCAAGTTTGAGTTTGTATTCATTAAGGAAAGTTTTTATCCTATCCCGAGCCATTTGCCAATTCGGAGTGCCGCCTATTATAGCGTCGCCATATCCCCAAACCTCAAACCTGTCGGGAGTGGCGGGTAGGGAAATCTTGAATTGTTTTTCAAGTAAAATACCCGACATAGCGAAAGTGCGGGTAATAATCCACTCAAATAAACGTCCCGCGTCAAATACCCTTAAAATACGCTCGTCAAAAGGGTTGGTTGGCGGTTCGCCTTTCATTTTATAATAGCGGTCAATCATTGACCCGCCCAAGTCTGACGGTGAAATGTAGTTGCGGACTTTCGGCAGGCGTTTTTCAACCCTGACCTTTTCGTTCCATAAATTTTGAATTGTAAATGCTTTCATATTTTCCTCTTTTCCAAAGTGAGCCAAGCCCTGCCTTTTTCAAAATGGTGAGCGACTTCATACCTCGCCCAGCACTCATTACAATAATCTTTACCCTCGAACATATAACCGCACATATCACAAAGATAGGATTGGCAGTCATCACAAGCCCTTTCGGCTTTATCGTGAATAGAATATTTACAGGTTAATCGGCTCATTTTTTGTTTTCCAGTAAATTCTTGAATAATGGCGGAATGCCCTTTTGGTTTGTAACAGTAAATTCCCCGACACATAATGCCCTGTATTCCGCATTAATTCCATTTTACCGATTTTAGCGGCGAGGTATTTAAGGTACTCTCTCAATTTCGCTTTTTCCATAATCATTTATAATTTTATAAATACGGGCAGGGAAAGTCAATCAGTTCCCTTTTTTAATTACCACGGCGGTTTTATCGACCAATTCCTGTGCTTTTTTCAGGTCGGTCGTTATTTTAACCGCCTTTTCCTTTTGGTCGGAGTCGGTCAGTTCTTTGACGATAAGGCTGATATTTTCGTAAACCCCGACCTTTGGCTCGCCGTCGTGTGAAATTATATCCATGAGGAATTTTCCACAGTGGTATAAATACGCCTTGTCCAGAGTTTTTGTTTTAACGGTCTTTCCGTTTATGAAAGTTATTTGATACATTTTTCTTATCACCCCCTTTCACGGGTTTGGGCTGCCTCGCCATGACAAATTCACAATCGGGGATTGACCAGCCCAATTCGGCGCACCCCGCTTCAAACGATTGCGCCTGTACCCATTTTGTAATCCGTTCTTTTTTGTTAAAAATTAGATATTCCCTCATTTTTGACCTCCCAAACAATATAAATGGCACATCTTTGCCTCGGTGATGTACCCGACCATTGAATACCGCCCCGCTTCATAAGCCATAACAGCGATTAAACAGATAAACAAAAATCCAAGCGCCGCAGTTAAAACCTGCGTCCAGTCAAAAGGTATTCCGCTTGATTTTTGGGCGACTATCAGATGTTCAAAACCCATGGAATTTTCCATAAAATCACCCCCCTTTTTTTAAGTTCCCGATGGCGTGGTCAATGACCTGCGAACTTGACCACACCCGCAAGGCTTAAATTACCAACTTGAGGAATAATAATAATCACCCCGCTTATCCTTTAAGCATTCCTCGAGAATTTGTTGTGTCTGTCGCAAGTCGTCAATGTAATATTGGTCGTATTCCGTGCCGCCAAAGAAAAATCCCTCGGTGGTCGGTAAAAGCGTTTGCGCCACGGTCGGGTCTTTGATTGTTTTACCCTTTCCGATTATCGGCGTTTTTTTGCCGTCTTTAAAGGAATAACCATTGACCACATCGCCGTCGACCAATTCGGAGGCTTCGATAACCTTTTTGATTGTTACCAGAAGTTCCAGCATTTGGTTTTCGTCCACATAATATTCGCCGCAGTTGTCGTTTCCCTTTTGGACATTATCGACGAACCATTTGTGGATTGCGTTTGCCTTACGCCAGTACCCCGCTTCCTCCACGATATAGTCCACTTTTTCACCTTTTATCGGGGTTTTTGCGAGTTGGATTTTAAGGTTTTTGCGGTCTTCCGACCAGACAAAAATCCGCCTGTGTAAGAACATATCCAATCCCATTTTTAATCACCCCCTTTACAGTATTATAATTTTATAAAACTGGGCAGGTAAGGTCAATAATCAACCCAGCAGGCTTTCGGATTTTTTCCACGCAACCATTCCATAAAACATTGATTGACTGATACTTTCCCTTTTCATTTTATGGGTAATGGCGTAAGTCAGGGAATTGTAATATCCCCAAACCGTGTAGTCTTCGGTCGATTTGTAACTGGCCTCTGCTTCCTCAAGTAAATACCCGGGAATATGGATTTTCTTTTTATCGAATAATCCACCATCCTTGGCGATTTTCGCCCTCGACATGGCTTGAATTTCGGGCAAAGTTTCAGAAAACAGTTTGATGTATTTCTTATAGGCGTCCTCGTATTTTCCGATTGTATCGGCGTCTGCCATGCCCCCGACTTCACCGATGTGGCGGTAGGCAAAAGCCATAAACTTCTGGCCGATAACCATGCCATTTAAGCAAACAAGTCGCAACGCCCCGAAAATAATCCGCAGGGAATTACTTCCGTTATAGGAATTTTTGACTGTTATTTGCAGGCGGAGCAGGTCGTTTTTCCTAACCTCACCCTCGATTTTAGGGAAATCCATACGGTAAAAAAGGTTTGCCCCGTTATTTGTTAAGGTAATTTTTTCCTTAGTTTCGTATTTTTTCCCCGCCGCCCTGAAAGAGTCGATAACCGTCGAATGTTTGACCATTCCGTAGTTATCGGACACTATGCCGAGCGGAGTGTTGGTGTCGGTTCGGATAACCGCCATTCTGTTGTCAATCTTCTGGTGCTTACCGAAGTAAATCGGTTGCAAATCTACAGGAAAATTGTAATTGTCCATATAATCACCTCCCTTCCCGGTTAAGAAACCGATGGCGGGATTGAAGGGCTACCGTCAATCCCACCCGCAGGTCTTAACTTATTCCGGTCGGTGTAGTTCTGGATAGCTACAGCCGTCCTCACGGTCGGCGTGGCAATCGTGGTCATCATCAATCAAATTATGTTTTGCCTCGTAGTAAGAGTCCTCGCAACGCGGGCAAAATATAAATTCCCTCGGATAGACCATCGAGCAGGCCGGGCATTTTACAAACCGCTTTTTAGTTGCCATATTTTTTCTCCAATTCCCCGTAATTTTTCATAATTTCCAGAATTTGCTCACGGGAAAGCCCCGACAATTCTGAAACCGTCCTGACGTCAAACATATTGGTTACGCCCGACATCTGGACATTTATATAGGCAGAAAATTGGTCTTTGGTTATCATAAAATCACCCCCTTTTTAATTTAAGCAACCGATGGCGGGGTAAAATTAAGCATGAAGTTTTACCCCACCCACAAGCCTTAAATTTTATTCTTAAATAATTCAAGAGCTTTTGCATAAGCATTTTCTTTTAGTTCGTGTTCCGCTTCATTTATCAATTTCCATGTTTTTTCCGTTTCAATGTAGCGACAAATCCCGGAAACATATTTTTGCTTACCCTTAAAATTTACTTTTACAGTGGTAAAAAAATATTTATCGTAGTTTCCTGTATTTGAAAAATACATATATAACGTTCGCCTTGCGCTGGACTTTTTAGCGAAAACCCCGCCCAATATTTGCCCCAATGCTTCCCGAAAATTTTTGTCAATCATATTCATAATATTTTCACTCCCTTAAATTCGGGCAAGAGCAGGGCGTTTAAGCCCCGCTCTTACCCCCGAACCGGCAATCAGCCGGAAATTTAATTTTCCTCTGTTAGAGTCAGTTCGGAAACAAGAGATTGTAGAAAAAATCAATGACCACCCAAGAGAGTGGATTTTTTCGGGTACCAATCAAAAATATTTTTAGCGTCGGGTAGATTCGGGATGGAACCAGCAGGGTTGGAATTTTCCCCTTGGGTTAATTTGATTTGATTGGTTATTTTAAGGTCCTAATATCGTTTATAATATTATAAAAGCATTATATCACGTAGCATGGCTATGTCAACTTTTACGCCACTAAAAAACGGGGGGAAGCCTCCCGGCCTACCCCCGCTTTTGGGCAAAAAATTTAACTAGCGGGCAAAGTTATAATAACTTATAATTTTCGCAAAATCAAAACTGACATGGAAAGTCATATTCTTATATATTTACATTAGGTGATTTTTGTTTTATTATTGACTTAATTAAATTTTTAAGGTATACTGCATTCAGAAAAATCCCTCGGCACCTGAATGCAGCGAGGGATTTTTTTATGCCTGATTTATCATACCAACCAATCGAACCGCGGCCATTATTAAAAGACTCAATCCGCATATATAACGGGGCGGAAGTTGCCCGTTCTTGGGAAAGCCTCAAGCCCTACCCTATCCTTTTGGCCGCCTGGCAGGGCAAGCACAAGGAAGACGCCATCCCCATTGCCATGTGGGTTTCCCATTGGCGAACCCAAAAGCACAGGTGGTGCATTCCCAATTGTGAAGCGGCCGGGTTTACTGAAAAACAAAAAGGGGTTGAATATAATGCGGCAGGAGAGCCATTCCCATTTTAACCTATGGGTGTAATTTCTAATTGCTCCAACTGTAATAATATTTTAGAAAATCTTTATTATATTAAAGATAAAAATGGCAACCTACATTTACACGGAACCTGCATAAATTGCAAAAAACCCCAGTTTATTCCCCGGATAGACAACCTTAAGATTCCTATTTTCAGGAAAGGTGAGGCAAGAAATTTCCTTAAAAATAATGCGCAAAAGTCGTTTGATAATGCGCAGATTTCCATATTTTAAGCGGTGGTAAAGTAAGCTCGGTGGAATAACCGTCAAGTTTTCCTAGATGAAAGACAACCGTCCGTGACCCCTATGCCTGCAACGGATAGGATGGGAGGATGAAGCCCGCAGAGGATAAAGCACGACCTAGGCCGATGAAGCGGGAGATTTTTTCAAAACCGCCACCGTTTATTTTTTTAAACCCTACTTATAGGGATTTAGAACCTTATAAAAAAGGTGGTTAAATAATAAATATGTTACGGCAGAAAAATTTTACCGCTAAGGGAATCGCTAGGCCATCGTTAAAACGGCGGCAAGCCGGAAAGCCGATGGATTATACGTCTCGAAGTAAGCGCAGCTTTATAATGTCCAAAATACGGTCAAAGGGCACCGGCCCCGAGAGGAAAATAAACGCCACCCTTGCCGCCCTCGGCATTGGCGGGTATAGGCGTAATTTCCGGGGACTCCCGGGCACTCCCGATTTCTGGTTCCCGAAACTAGGGCTTGCCCTATTCTACGACGGTGACTTTTGGCACCCCCGGGCCTCCCAGCTTTTGCCTGAATATTTTAGGAGGAAGGGTTATTGGCGCGGAAAACTTGTATACGGTTATGCCAACGAGGTGAAGAAAAGGCTTAAACTAAGGCTGATGGGCATAAAAGTTGTCTCGGTAAGGGATGGCGGGATTTCCGGCAGGAGTTTCCGTCAAATATTGGCCAGGGCCATGCCATAATTGTTTATCCCGCTTGGAATTTTCAAGCCCCCCCTTTTTACCAGCCTATTTCTCCGGAACGGCCGATAGTCAACCAAGTGCTGCCACCTGCCAAACCGCCGGTTGATGCGGACAATGTCCGGGTGCTGGCGTATGAGCGACATCATCATCTCAAACCTACCGTCATATTTTTTGCCTTGCCTGTAGAGTTCGTCCGTATTGCCCCCCTTCATGCTCATTGTTTCCGCCTTGTCGCACAGGAAGGCATTGAACAGGACGGTACAATACCCGCTCTTCAATATCCTGATGGACAGGTCAGTGTCTTCATTGTACCTTCCGCGCCAACGGTGGGGGATGTCGTTGCTTAGCAAGATGCAGGAATAGACCCGGGTGTTTAGGTAGAATGGCTTTTTTACCCCCCTTTCCTCAGCAAAGAACGTATAGTTGAAGCCCGCCATCTTTACATTCTCATACCTGTCCACAAAGTCTTCCGCCGCCCTGAATATCGTCCCGTCGCTTACCCGTATCCGCTTGTTCCTGTTCAGCCGCCTGAACCACCTGATATTGTCGTCGATCACCCAGTGCCTTGCCGCGCCAGCCTTGATTGAATGGCCCCATATCCAGTTGCGCGCGGGAATGCTCCCCTGCCCCAGGTTGGAGAAAGGCAAGACTAGAATATTGTCCTTGTTTGCCGCCGAAGCATACTGCTCATATTCTTGGGGTTCAACTACGATTTTATAGGGAACGCCCATCTTTTCCAAAGTTTTTACGGTAAGCAGGCTCTCCCACCTGCCCTTGGAGGGGATATATATTGGGTATTCAGGGTTCATGCTTATAGGCAAGGCCAGTCAATATTTTCTTCTCTTTTTTAGGGAACCAGACATACCTAGTCTTGCTGGTCAGGGATTGCCCGATAAGCTCGGCAAATCTCTGCACGTCCCCGTCAGTTTCAAAGTTCACCAATATTTGCCTGTACCCCTTAACCTTTTGGTCAAACTCGGGCATTCCATTCCATTCGGCGTTCGGGTCAAAGTTAAACTTGGCTAATAAGTCGCTGATATTGAGCGGCACGTTCAAGTCTATGGAAAAGTCCCCCCAGTTGAAGTTTGGGTATTGGTCTACCAAGCCGGAGAATAAGTCACCATCATAGAACCCAGCGCGGTCATTGTCCGAGAGTGAATATTCCAGTTTCTTGGCTTCGTCGGGCGCCTCAACTATGCTCACCCAAATGTTCTCGAGGCCCAATTCACGGTAAGCCTTGAGCCGCATATTCCCCCCGAGGACTGTACCGTCAGCGGTGATGATAAGGGGTTTGTACTGCCCTAGCACTGAGATTTGCTTCTTTAGCCTTTCAAAGTCCCTGGCGGTAATGGAACGCGGGTTTTTTTCCCATTCATGGAGCTTTCCGATGGGCCATATAAGTTTGGGTTCTGCCATACGCCCTAATTATACCAAAAATTAACTCCGCGCCTCTTTACCGAGCGGGGCGGTGGTAAGGACGCCCCATTGTCAAGTAAAGACGCTAGGCGGAGTTAATATGACTCATGGCTTGGGCATTTTTCTTATGTTGATAAAGACTACTTCCACGGGAGTTCGGGGGAATTGGGTTGGCGGGGGCTTGGCTTCTTGCGGGGTTTTCTGGACAATGACCGTCCCCGTTACGGCTGCCCTTTTTGCGGGGCCAGTCCACATTTCCCCATCCATGTTGTAAGGGTTGGTTATTCCCGGCGGTAATATTCTAGGCTTTTCCACGGTTTACCTGCTTTTTCTCTTTGGCTGTTTTTTGTCCGGCAAGACCCACCAGTCCAGCAATCTCTGGAAGAAGCGGGCCAGCCTTTCCTTTATCGACGGGTTGAGTTTCTTCACCCAGTCGTAGCTGTCTTTTTTCATAATTAACCTCTTATAACCTCCTGCAGTCTTGAATCCTCGTAAATTCCCTTGTAGGCCAGTTGCGCCCAGCCGAATACCGCGATTATATTGCCCTCGATTGTGGCCCAGTTGAAATGATAACCATTGGCGAAATAATTGACAACTGCGCCGATTAAAATACAAACCCCCACCGAAACCCAAAAGCGGGCGTCTGAGTCCTTGACCTTGCGGTTGATAAGGTCGATAAACGGCGGCAGTAAAATTCCGAATAAATTGACCATATTCTCACCACCTTATTTAAGCAATAATGTCTGGCCCGACACGAGCCAAAGCACGACTAAAATAATAGTAATGACAAATACTATTTTGTGGGCGGGTTCTTTTAATACGATAGCCTCCAGAAAAGTCTGGACCAGCCAGATAATACCAATGCCGACTAAAATCTTAACTAATAAATCCATAAATCCTCACCCCCGATTAACTTAGTGCGTTTCTTGCGTTATTGATTTTTGCCTGTAGTGCACTGATCTGGTCTTTGAAGGGCTGGCAGTCTGTTTGCGCCAAATTGACTGGCCTCAACCATCCGAGGATATTGTTGTAGTTGTATTCCTTGACGTGGCAGTCGGACAAGAGAGGATCGTTCTGCTCGAATACTTGAAGTTTGTTCAGGTCGGCGCTTTGGCAGACTCCGATATGGCCCGCCGCACCGTTAAAGGTGTAATTCCAGACGATCAGGTCGCCCTGTTTGGGAATGGTATGGGCGAGGTTGGGTATTCTGTAGAAGTGGATATATGTATTTTCGACGGGCTGTGAATAGACCTGGTAGGCGTAAAGGTGGGCGATGGTGTCGCGCGGAATTTCCCTGGCGTCAACCCATGCGTAGGCCAAGTCCATGCACTGCTCCTTATTGGTCGGGTCGGATACCTCGCACGGCTTGTTATTCCAGACGTTAAAAAACTCCTGATAGGTCTGCATATTATTTAAGTATTTGCGTCGCAATGATGCCTAGTATTATTCCCCCGATATTGATGGCGGTAAAAAGGGTTATTTTTGTATTCAATTCCTGTATTTTAGTTTCCAAATGGGGAAGGTGGTTCTCCATAATTTGCTTGACGTCATTTTGAAGTTGGCCGACATCCCTCTGGATATACTTTATGTCGGAGGCGACGATGGCCGCAGAAGCGGCGGCAGCGGCGACCGTTTGTAGTTTCTCGGTTTTTCCCATTTTATTTTTATAGAACCTGAATAAGCCTCGAAATGAGCGTCTTGGCGATCCTCTTGGTATCCTCGTCGAAGTTCGTCCCCTGTGCGATCTTGGGCCGTTGTACGCCAGGTTGCGATAGCCCGCCAGTTCCCGTCGGTGGCACTCCAACGGGTGCGGCTGGCGGCTGTGTAGGTGTCGGTGCCCCGCCCATTGGGTTAGGCGCGGCCGGTGCTGACATTTGTGAGGCAGCGGGCATTCCTACCCCACCCTGGCTCCGGCGCAGTACCGCCTCGCGGATTGCTTGCATATCGATATTATTTGTTGCGTTGTCCATATTCCTCCTGATTATAACATTTTAATAATAGTCTACTGTCAAGGGTTTACTTTAGGGCGTCAGCATGATATAATCCTACTATATGCACCTGTTTATATATTTCTTTTCACTGCTATTGCAGGTTAATTTTTGGGCAATCATATTCGGCTTATGCTTTTTATTTTTATACGGCTTGGTTGCCGGTAATATAAAACGGCATTAATTATTCCATCGCTGCATTCGGGTATTGCAATACCGTTTCTTCAAGGTCCATATTTTTAGCTAAATTAATTATCTGGTTGAACGTAATGTCATAAATTCCCAGCTTGGTTTTAATCGTTTCCGCACTGTCAAATAAACCCGGCTCAAGGCTGTCCGCTAGCCTTTTAATTTCCGCCGGGTTGGCCTGCGCCCCCGTCCTTAGCCTAAGGTACGAATCGGCTACATTATAAAGATATGCTTTAAGCTGCCGGGCTTTTTGGTTGGGCGTTCCGGGCGTTTTTAGGGCGATAATGGTATTTCTGTCTAATGTTTTTCCGTCAGGCTTAAATATAAGCTCGTTCGCCTTGGCAAAAGAGTCTTCCCCGGACAGGGCATTGCTATAGTTTTGCGAGGTTACTTTACTTACATTCAGCTGGCCCTCTTCGCCTGCACCTAACAATTTATATTTTTTCATCAGTAAATCAAAGTCCTTCGCGCTTCCCGCATTAAGCATGGCCAACCGCAGGTTTTCTTTTTGGGCATCCTGGCCGCTTCCTGCATTTTGCACCCAGTCGTTTTTAACGGCGTCCCATTTCCATGTCCTGTCGGCACTGTAAATTCCGTCGGCGGCATGGATATAGCCCTGGTCGCCGGTATATTCCTGTTGCTGTGCCTGTTTTTCCTCCCCACCCATTTGCACTTCGCCGGGAGTGGAGGGTAACTGTCCCATTCTTGGCATTACCTGGCCTGCAACCGGCGGTATTTTCGCCCCGGCTTTCATCGCGGTTTCCCCGATTTTCCTGCCGACCCCCGTTATCAAAGGGCTCTCTAAAACCAAGTTGACAGTTGAAAGCGGGTTCATCAAGCTGACCCGTGCCAATTTACCCGTCATGCCCTCCGCATAAGCCCTATTGCGCGCCTCGTTTAATAAAGGCCTGAGCACCAAAAGTTCCTGTTCGTTGTCGAGGGCTGTAGCGATCTGTGGGAATTTCGATTTAAGTGCCGACCTAATGGCGTTAGCCTCTATCTTTTGTGAGGCTTTGGCGACTGCATCTTTCGTAGTGTCAAGGATAGTGTCGGCAAACTTTTTATTGGCAGCTTTCAGTATTTCCCTTGCGTCAATTATTGACTTGCCATTTTTGTATTTTTCACCTATCTGCTCAATGATTTTTTTTAGCGCCACCCGCTTGACAGGGCCAGTACCCAACTCATCGCCTATGTTCCCAGCTTCCAATTCGACCGCTTCTTTTATCAACTTTCCGCTAATCCTGAATTTCTTGCCTATGGTCTTGGCAACGCTGTCTATGACTCCTTCTTCACCCGTTAACAGGGTTTTTACTGCCCCACCCTTGCCCCTCTCGGCTATTGGCCCGATCATGTCGTCAAACGACAAGCCTAATTTGGGCGCCCATTTAAGGAAAGCGCCTTTTATGTCAATCCCCTTCTCGATCGCCGGGGCAACCTTAGAACCAGTCAGCCTTAAAGTTTCTCCCGCGGCTTCTTTGGCCGCCCAATTACCGACGCCCCTTAATAAATAACCGCCTATTTTCCCCGCTCCCCACCCTACTGTTCCGCCAACAAGACCAATCCCCGCTTCTTTTCCGGCTTTCATTAGGTCTAATTGCTCCCCCTCCAAGCCCTGCCGGGCAAGTTCGCCTATGCCGGCGCCAACTGCCCCGCCACCGATCGGTCCTAAGCCGGGGACAAATGATCCCGCTACTGCGCCCGCCATCGGCAGGTATTCCGACCCCTTAACCCTTTGCGTTTTTGCCGGTACGGTAGTTTCCAATGCCTGGGGAGTGGCATTTTCAAGAAACTGCTGGCTGACCGACGCCGTTGACTCGAAGGCCGGGACATTCTGTTTCATCGCTATATAATTGGCGGCTAGTGGCTGGATTATATCCTCCGGCCAGCCCAATTCCCTTGCCCTTTGGATTTTCCGTCTTAGTTCGTCATCCATAATTAAAATTCATTGAATAAATTGGAGTAGTAGTTAAATCCGCCAAAGCTGCTTGAAGTGGGGGCCGTAGTCGGCTTGGGAGACGTAGGCGCTGCAACTGTAGCGCCAGCCGTAGTGCCAACCCCCGCGCCCTTCTTAAGTATGGCTTCTTTGACATTTGCCTCCATTTGTATCTGTATCTTCTTTGCATCTGCGATGGATTGGCGTTCAATTTGGGCGAGTTGGCTGGCATTTACCATTTCCTGCTGCGTAAGCGTGCCTTCAACCCTCAATTTTTCGATATAAAGGTCAAGCTCATTTTTCTTGTCGGCCGTATATGCATTCATTTCGCGGGCGGCCCTGTCTGAAAAAGCGACAATGCGCATCTTAATGTTCTCCATCTCCCGTTCCTGTTGCGAAGTCGCTAGGCTAAATTGCTGGCCGATCTCTGTCTGCGCGGCTGAAACTTGCCCCGCGGCTATTTCCTGGCCCGTAAGGTAGCGGCCTAAGTCTTTCCTGAGCGGCGCCTCAGCTTGCGTTAATATCCTATTGCGTTGCGCCTCGCTGACAAATCCCTGGCCCTGGGTGGTGGTGGCGTTCACGTCTTCCTCGAGCCTGTCAAGTATTGCCTTGACCCGGGCAACTTCACCCCTTGCGGTTTCCAGTTGTGTTTGGGCGCTGGCGTAGCCTGGCGTTTCAGTCTTCAGGCGTGCGTACAATGCGGGAAGTTTTTCCTGCCCGGCCCGGATAGTTTCGTATTCCCCGAACAGTTTCTCTTCCTCGGCGGCCTGCTTAGCGAGGATGTCGGAGGAACTAGGGCCTGCGGAAAACGTGCCGTAACCGCCGATGAGGTTAGCACCCCCCGCCGCTTCCATTTCATTCCAGCCCGGGTAGCCGTACTTGCGGGCGTAGGTGTCCTTTTCGCCCTGGCCCTGCTGTGCGACGTCTGAATATTTGATGTCCTGAAACGGTATTCCAGCCATAAAAAATGAGCGCCTTTCTAGCTGCTTTTAGCACTCTGGTTAAATTATACCACTTTTGACTTTCAGTTTTTTCCTGTCCTTGTCGTATTCGAGGAATGCCTGCGGGTAGTGGATGAGCATAAGCCCCTGGACATCGGGCAGGTCGAGCTCGACTGTCTGCAGGGGCGGGTTCTTGCCGATCTTGATCTCGCAGTCCGAGCTTACTGCGAATTGCCCTTCCTCGAATAGTTCGATCTTTACCTTCATGCGTTTGCCTGCCGCTGGGTATTGACCAGTACCCTTGCCTGTGAATAATAAATGACGGTCTGTGCCGCCCCCGCCGATATGTTGCGGACATACAGGCGGTTCTTTACGTTCAGGTTGTTCGTCGCCCCCCAGTCGTTCCAGCCGCCGACGACCTGCCACTGGCTCATGTCGACCGTCCCGCCGAAGCTGGGCATTTCATTCCCGGCGGCAACTGAGGCTAAATAAAGCGTTATGTCGTAAACCGCCATCACCCTGTCATTGTTGGTTGTCGAGAGCGTTGAGGTAAAAAGCGCCTCGCCGCCGTTGTTAAGGACTGCCGAGCCTAGCCCTGAATTTGACAATAATATGTCCTGGCCTATGTTCCTGTTCTTTACCGCCGCCGGCATCAAGCCAGCCTGCCCGACCCGTTCCCGCGGTATGACTACAACTGGTTTTACTTCCGGCATTTGGGCCGTGTTTTTCTTGGGCATCAAAACTCCTCCTCGTCGGCCAGGTCGTCGTACTGTAAGCTTATCCCCGTGACAGTGGGGCTGGTTGAAACCTTGCCGTTGTTGCCCAAGATGACCTCGTACTGGAAGTCCCTGCACCTCGCCACGCTGGCGGTTATCGGCAATAGCGTTTCCATTTCGCCGACGGTGGAGTTGGCAGTCCCCGTCGTATAGCTGGCACTCCTGTCGGTCTTGTAGCCCAACTGTATGCTTTCGCCCGCCGCTAAAGGCAGGTGCGACGCTTTCAGGCGGAGCGCCAGCATTCCCTTGGTCGGGTCGGCGTCGTCGAATATCAGCCCCTCATAAATCCCCTCCATGAAGGGCGCGTTGGTGTCGGTCACCACGTCAACGCCGTAACTCTGCCCGTCCTGCCAGCTTATGAACAGCTCATCGCCCAGCCCCTTTACCATGCCGATCTTCACGTCGCTGTCAAAGGCGCCCGATGAGATGGTGAACGGCATTGACAGGCCCTCGGGATAGCGGTCGCTCTTGTTCGCCCAGGTATAGACGCCCTGCCTGACGGTGGCTGAATTGTGGACGCCCGAAACCCCGATCAGCGCCTTGCCCTTCCAGTTGCTGACGGCGCCGGGGAAGACGTCGAGGTACTTCCCCCCCTCGAGCTTGGGTATGGTATGGACGTGGTTGAACGGCGCGTAATTTAGGTTGAGCACCCCCGCCGAGCCGACAACTGAGAGCAGTTTGTTCTTGGTGTTGAGTATGGCGTTTGCCCCGCCCTCGTTTATCTTGACGAAGAAGTTATACGTGGTGGCGTCGCCGTCCCAAAAGAAAAGGTAGCCGTCCTCGGTGTCAAGTATGGAAGTCCCCCGCCACGCGCCGATGACAAGGTATTCATCCAGAACTTCAAGCGTCCTGCCCTCAAATCCTTTAGGCAAGACCAAGCGGCTGGCGGTGCTTCCCGCTAAAGTAGTCCAGTTTACTACCCCGCCCGTCAGGAAAGCGATGCCCTCCTTGAAGGGAATGCAGGGGGCGAACTTTGTGTCCGAGGTGTCCTCTAGCCCTGCCCACCAGGCATCGGTAAAGGCCGGAACGCCAGACAGGGGCCCGTAAAAGCCTATGAATGTATCGCCCGTATAATATGCATAATCATCCCATACCGCCAAGCCCTGGCCGTGGCAGTTGGCTACAGTCCGCAAGTCCGACCACGTCCCGCCCGCCGTCCGCTTATAGAAATGCCCGTTCTCGTCGAGGAAATAGGTATTGGTGTTATAGGGTGCGCCTGAAACGCACCACTTAACCAGCCCCGTGACCGTTTCCCCGCTGTCAAGGACGGTTTTAGGCATTAATGTAATTTGGGAGGGTTCGTCAACGATATTTATGTTGCGGGTGAAGTTGCACGCGCCAGTCAACCCTTCTTTAATCGACTCCGCAATTCCTGAATAGAAGCGCTTTTGTGTGACTGTTTTTATCATAATGACTTCCTAAATGATGTAATCTTTGATGTTCCCCACGAGTCACCACTTGTAAATTTTCAATTCTATTGTCGGTAGGAATACCATTTATGTGATGAACAATCTCATCTTTTGTTAATTTCCTGCCTAAATATTCTTCGATAATTTTCCGATGTTCTCTTTTTTTATTTAATAATTTGTAACCAAAACTATTTATCCACCCCTTTTTATTTTTAAGTTCATATTTTTTACCTTTATTCCAAGGCGTTTGTCCTTTTTCAAACCTTTTCCCACCTAAATAAATATGTAAACCCTTATTCCAAGGAGTCTGACCTATTATAAAAGGCAGTCGTTTTGGTAAATTGGCGATATTTGCGCATTTCCTTGAACAAAATATCGCCTTTTTCCATTTTAATTTCCACCTATCAATATAAAAAATATTTTCGCAATTCTTACAAATCCGTTTCGCTTTGGGAATAGTTTTCATACTCCAATTTTATAACTATTCCTTCTTTTACGCAATCGCCTTTTAGGTGGCGCTGGACGGGAAATAGGACGGCGTGGCTACGGGCCATTTCCTGAACAAGTTGCCGCCCCTTATTATCGCCGAGCGTGTCTTTGTCCCCCAGCGTCTTTTGGCGAGTTCCAACCCCTTGTCGAACAGGCCGACATATTTCGCCTCCTGTTTGATATTCTGCTTGCCCGAATAGTAATGCTGTAGCGCGTAATAGACGGGAAGCAGTTGGATTTCCTCGGGCAGGGCGAACAGTTCGGCTATTTGGTAAGTCAATCCCCCGCCACTTGGCCCTTCGTAGACGTTCTCAAGTGTCATTACAAGTGTGCTGGTAAACGAGGCGACCTTATACCACAGCCCGTCACCTGTCGGCTTGGCTACATTCAAATACCGCCCGACCATAGCCGTAGTAAAGACAGTCGCCGCGCCCGTGACTGTAGCACTCCCGTTTACTAAGGTAATTGTGCTTGCTGTATATTTGTCGACGCTCAAGTCGGCGTCAGTAGACTCATAGGAAATCGTGATCGTGTTGCCCGCGGTTGCCGGTTTGGGGTATATGCCGATTTCCGCCCCCGCTATGCCGAAGTTCTGCCTGATAAAGAATTTCTGCGGTATGTCGCTAGTCTGCGAAGTCAAATTCAGGTAGTCCCAATATTCCTGGCTTTCCTCCTCGACAATCGGGTACGCCTTTCCCCCGACGGTAATAGTAATTTCGTTCAGGAACAGATAATCGGGCGGTAGTTGGTAGTACTG